ACGCATATCTATGAAATCACTATGCCAAACAAATGGAATAGTAAGCTCAGCGCAATCTGATTGATCAACACGCATCTCAATATGTCGAACTTGTAAACATTGGTTCAATGATGCTACGCTATTATCCGTCGAGAGTGGATCATAAGCTATAAATAGCCTGCCTGCAGTAAATGCAGAAGAACTAATAACTGCTTTGATCTTAAGACGCATGCGGACTTCAACATGGCCACTCAATTTGCTCCAAACAGACCCGTGTGAGACGTACTGTGTCCATGGATCATATACAACTCGAGTCCCATCATTCAATTGCACGTCGGCCAGCTCAACTGGCCGGTCAAAAAATGAGGCCAACTGAACATGACCAATCGAATCAATCTTCCTGGTTTCTACAAACTTCTCTACGGTCACACTAGACACAACCTCCTTAGAAGCCCCATGTACAACGGAAGCTTCATCAGCTTCAGTGTCCAGCGTAACCTGATCCACAATTCCAACAGTATCGTCAATCTCTTGTTGCGGAAGAGAATTATACTTTCTATCCCACCTATCACAGCGACGAATAGTAGTACGAACAGGTATGTATTGTGGGGCGTTCTTGACCTTGGCATTCGTATCCTCCAATCGGCGCAAGTGGTCATCATAAGACCACAAATTAACGTCCAAATTCGGAAGATATTTACTAGCCATACTCGAAGCAAACTCCAAACACTTCTCGTATTGTTCACGCCCTAAATTCGAAGACTCAATAAGGAAAGCTTCAAGCGCTCCTTTGTGCCCTTCATTTTCTGGACCGCTACCTTTAACTCGCAAATGCAATCCCTTAGCCCTTGATTTCTCAACCAAAGTGGCTCGCCAATCCTCGATCTCCTGATCCCAATGAAATGAGCGCTTGAGCATAGTCATAATTTCAAATGGCTCAAAAGGAGAAATCTGCGGATTCTTATTAGCGTCTGTATAACCCATATTGAAAAGTCCAGAGAATAACCTCTGATAGATCTTTCCGTTAGGACAAGAGAGCAATGTAGAATCTACATGATCATCGCCATAATTAACCATTTTGACATTGTCTTCAAAACACGCAAGTGCGTCCTTTGTGCACCGCTTAAAATCAGCCTCTCGAACTAAGTCCCAAGTTATGCCATCACATATATCAGGGAACTCTTCAATCCAAAAATCATCATCCTTCAAGTCTTTCCGTAAAATCTGTGCATAATAAAAACAAACACAAAAGATCATACGCTTAGCTATCGACTGATAATGACACCCAAATTCCGACGTTTCGTAAAATCCTGATATCATCCCGTATGCGCGACGATACAGATTTCCATCATACGTGCCGTACCCATTAAGTGTGTCCTCTTTTATACCCCGTAACCAAGGCATCAATCGTGAGTCATTTTTCATACCAGAATTTGCTGAGCTGAGAAGTAAATACACCAAATAGAAGACCATAACGAGCATAACCGGGTCCATCCGTTTATCAAACCCCTCAAAGTCTCCAGCAATTTGTCTGGCCGACTCTCCAGTGTGCTTCTGGGTGAGTAAATCAACGAGATCGCCTGTCTCCCCGGAATGTGCATTATAACCGAT